TCATACTGCCACTTTAGTGGAGCACGTATGTAGCACAAGATCGCTCATTTTCGTGTTGATAAGTGATAACTGGTCGGTATTGTTCTCTGACATCCAGGCGCCATAAACCCGGTACACCATCTGCGCATCGGAGTGACCCATTTGCGATGCGACGTAGTTCGGGTTTGCGCCTGCTGATAGAGCCCAGCATGCGAACGTATGACGTGACTGATATGCTTTCCGGTGACGCAGGCCTGCACGCCTAAGTGCGCCGGTCCATATCTGTCCGAGTGACTCTGTTGAGTAATATGCTCCCGATCGGCCATTTACTGCGTTCACGCAGGGATTGAACACGAACGTCTTCTGCTCCTCAATTCTCTCGCCATACTCCCTGGTATGGAAAGTGAATGAGGTCTGAGGATACATTCGGGTCATCTCCCTTTGATCACGCAGAACATTGACCGCCGCATCTATCAGGCATATGACACGGTTTCCGGCCTCTGTCTTTGGCGGCGTGAATAAACCCTGCGGCGTGAGGTTGCGGCTGACTGTCAGCTTTTTGGCTTCAAGATCCACATCCTCCCAGGCCAGCGCGCATATCTCGCCATGCCGCAATCCCGTCAGGATGGCGAGTGACCACATATTTGCCGTCTGACGTGTTGAGCATGCGGCTATGAGGCGAGGGTACTCTTCACGCGTAATTGGGTCCGGCCGCTTACTGGACTTCTTCAGAGGCTTGATGCCCGTCATCGGGTTCGCCTCTATATACCCGTTACCGTGAGCAAAGGCGAAAATGGCGTTCAGGTCTGCCATGCTGGAGTTAACCGTGGTTGCCGTCCTGCCTTTCTTTTCTATATTCATCTTCCTGCCGGTAAAGTAGCTGCCACTAAGCAGTTCGATGCGCAGATTGAGAATATCTTTCTGCATTATTGACCGGATATCCCTTCCATTACCGATGATATCCAGTGTCACCCTGACGCGACGTTCTGTCGTGACATACGAGCTATTAGCCCAATCCGGCTTTTTAAGCTTCAGCCATAAATCCGCCACATCCCTGAGAACCCATGATGGCGCGGCCTATATCGAGCTCGACCCAAACAGCCATGCAGTAAACATCGTTGCCCCGGGTGGCCTGAATGTAACAATCCCTCTGGCGAAATTCAGCCAGGGAGTAACGATAACTGGCCTGCTGACATGGATGGGCGGCATGGTGGGTAGTCTGGCGGCCGGTACCGCGGCAAAAATTACAGGTGCAATCGAATTTATCGGCAGCCTGAAATCCAACGGCAAAGACATCAGCGACCAGCATACGCATAACGGCGTGCAGTCTGGCACTGGCAATTCAGGGAAGGTGAACTGATGCGATACAGACGTGAAGATAAAAACGGTGATTACACCTTTGGCAAAGGGGATGATACTTGGCTGATTAACTCACCAGACTGCGTTGCGCAGGCTATTAAGACCCGGTTCCTGCTCTGGTACGGTCAGTGGTTCCTCGACACAACAGAGGGTACGCCGTGGGTTCAGTCGGTGCTCGGGAAGCAGAAGCCTGAGACATACAATCTGGCTATTCGTAAAAGGATACTGGAGACACCCGGCGTTAACTCGATTAAGTCGTTTGATACCAACCTGAACACCTCATCCCGGCGTGTGGTTTTCACCGCAACCATCGACACCATCTACGGAACGACGACAGTCACAAGCGAGGCATAATGGCTCTCAATCTCGATACACTGGGGCTCTCCGCTACGGTGACCGTCTCAGGGATAAGTGCGCCCGATTATCAGACAATCCTGAGCACCATCACCAGTTATTTTCAGCAGATTTACGGTACCGACGCCTATCTCGATCCTGACAGCAAAGACGGCCACAACAGTGACTGTGACAGCAAACTGTGCCGTACCTGGTGCCGTTGCAGCTGTGATTGGGTCAATCACTCAGATAAACACGCCTACCCGAGGCTGGACGGCCGTAACTAACTCAGTGGCAGCAGCAGTGGGCTCAGATGTGGAAAAAGACTCAGCACTGCGTATCTGGCAAGGCCAAAGCGTTGATATCCTGTCCCTGACACCATTCGATGATGCCAATGGCATTCCCGGACATTCTATCGCTGCCATTGTCGAGGGTGGGGATGTAATCCTGATTGGACAAACCATCCGGGGCAAAAAAGGTCAGGGGGTGGGGACTTTCGGCAGCACAACAACTCAGGTGCCAGATAAGTACGGAAACCCGCACAACATCAGCTTTTCTCGGCCAACAAATGTGCCGATTTATGCAGCCTTGATACTGAAGGTTTTCACCGGGTACACCACTCAAATCGGTGAGCAGATTAAGCAGGCGATAGCTGATTACATTAACTCTCTGACAATCGGGGATGATGTATTGCTCAGCCGACTCTATTCGCCAGCGAACCTCGGCGTGGTCAGTGGCGGCAACGCGCGTTATTACGACATCAACAGCCTGCAGATAGGGAAGTCGGCCGGTTCTGTATCCGCATCAAACATTGTCACTGCCTATATCGAGTCCGCCACCTGCAGCGCAGCGAACATCGCAATCACGGTGTCGCCATGAGTAAATATACCGACCGTATAACCAACTATCACAGGGGGAAGCCCCTGTTCGGCGATCACACTGATCTGTCAACACGTCCACTTACAGACACATCAGTTTCCATCAAGGGGCTCGTATCAGCCTTTGATATTGATGAAGCGGTAGGCGTCCAACTGGATGCGCTGGGTGAATGGATCGGAAGAAGCAGGATTGTCAGCCAGCCAATAGCCGGCGTGTATTTCTCTTTTGATAATGATGGTCTGGGTTGGGACCAGGGCATGTGGCAGGGGCCATATGACCCCGGCTTAGGATTTACCAGCCTAAGCGACGACACATACAGAATCGTTCTGAAAGCAAAAATAGCTATCAAAAATTGGGATGGGCAGAACGATAGCCTTCCTCCAATTCTTGAAACTGCGCTCGAAGGCTCAGGCCTGAAAATGCAGATTGTCGATAACCAGGATATGACGATTTCGGTATGTGTATTTCTTGAGACGGATATCTCCCTGGTGTCGCAAGAGCTTATTGCTGCAATTAAACAAGGATATCTGACGGTAAAAGCTGCAGGTTTATGGGCTGGAGATATTCAGATACCTTCAATACTGACACAATCGGTCGGAACGAAATTCTTCGGATTCGACATGGATAATGAATTTATTGTCGGATTTGATGATGGCGCATGGGGAGTAACACGTTAATGGCAACTAATAACTTTAAACCGTTTGCAACAGGCAATGGCGCTAATGTCACCACTCAGTCAGACTATGAAGCCCTCACAGCATTGCTTAGTGGCTTCCAGGCTGGCAAGGCTAGCTCAGCCCAAATAAACAAAGCCCTTCGTCAGGTTACGGTCATGGCTGCAATGCTGGGTGCATTTATGAATGACAGAGACATAGATGCAAAAGATGATGAAAATCTCAGCACGTTGCTAGCCAACTTCAAATCAGCACTGACGAATCTATCCGACACAAGATATCTGGGAACTGCAAACAAGCTTGTGGAGTTTCTTAATGCCGGCGCCCAGGCACAAGCTGATGCCAGATTTAATATCGGGTGCGGCACAGCGGCCACAAAAAATTTGGGGACTGCAACCGGAAATATTCCCGACATGGCAAGCTTTGCAAGCCTACAGTCATCAAGTGGATATCAGCAATTGCCTGGCGGGTTAGTTTTGCAGTGGATTAGCACCACTGCCCCTGATGGAGTTACCACTGGATCAGTAGCTTTACCAATCGCATTTAACAATCAGACGTTAATTGCGTTTGTGTGCGACTCAATAACTACTGGTGCGCCAAGCAACTTCAACCTTGCATGGAGTATCAATTCAACGAAAAGAAACTCTATCTCATGGGTTTCAACAGCTGCAGGCGTCGGAGCCTTTACAGTTTTGGCAATAGGTAGATAAAAATGACTAAATTTTATTCGGATTCAACAAACGGTTTTCTACTCTGAGGAAATGAACGGCGATACCATTCCTGAGGATGCGATTGAAATAACCGATGAGGAGTGGGGCGCTTCACTTGATGGTCAATCTAAGGGCAAGCTAATCTCCTCAGACAAAAAAGGCCGCCCGGTCCTGAAGGACTACCCAGCGCCTACGGCAGAGCAGCTCGCTGTAATGGCTGCGTCTGAAAAAGCAAAGCTTCTCGCCCTTGCTACCATCGCAATCGATCCATTACAAGACGCTGCAGACCTTGAAATTGCAACAGACAAAGAAGCGGCAAGCCTCAAGGCGTGGAAGACTTACCGCGTGATGGTTAATCGGATTGATACGTCAAAGGCACCAAATATAGAGTGGCCTAAGGCACCTGAGTAACAGCTTTCCGCCTTACCTTGTCTCTGGTCTTCCTTATGTTCTCATCAATCAGATAAATGCAAACCAAAGACATTGCGATTGAGACTATGTATCCAATGATGAATATCTCCCACCCGCGATTCTGCTCATTAAAACCTACGATATACCAGGCTACATACCCGCCAAAATACTGACATAGAAAAACCGGGTAAGAAAGGTCACCCATTAATCTTGCTACCTTACCCGGTCTTCCTTCTGGATTTAAATCACATACCGATATAACTATAAACATAGATATTATGTTGTTTAAATAATAATGAAATGGATGCCAACTTCCATTCTGGCTTATGTTGAACAACTCCCAGTTCGCGAAAAAGAGAAACACTGAAGCAGAAAGTAACACCCACTGGTAACGTTTAAATGCGCTCATGAGCGCACTCATGGTCCTCACTTTTGAGTATATAAAGTACCCAAGTGACCCTAAACTAAAGGGCAATATGGCTGCCAAGAAAGGGAAGTAAGCCATTGTTGGCTCACCAGTGCTGCGGTAAACAAATATGTGATATGCAACCGATGCTGCAATGCTGAACAAGGTACAGGCAAGATTGCGCGCTATAAATAACCAGAGAAGGAAGTAACAGACCAGCTCTACCGCAACAGACCAGCTAGATGTGATTATCCTGAACCTGTATGAGTCAGCGAAAAAAGGATAAGAGTCCGTAAATGCCCCAAATGTATTCGGCACTGCATAATCTGACAAGAAAGCCCATGGGAATATTAGAGCATTACCCAGCCAATCTAATGGGAGATGGTTACGTGACCATGAAGGATGGAAATTAATCGTATTTGGCATTAGGTAAATTATAAGTATGCCAACTACCAGGAAAAAAAAGTAAGTGGGATATAGACGAAGGAACCTGTTTACAGAAAAGCTAATAACGTTGAATTTATATGTTTTATTAAGTATCAGCGTGATAAGAAAACCACTAATGACGTAGAAGAAGTTGACTGCGAATTGACCAAGAAAAGGCAATTTACCGGTAAGATGAAACGCCACCACGCAGCTCGCAAGTAAAAATCTGATTATCCCTAACATGGCGCTAAGGCTCCGTAAAGAATTCGTAAGGCGTAAAGATACCATTCAAACCAGATGGCATCCATGCAGACATGGATCATAAAAAAGCCCCGGCAACGGGGCAGCTACAGACCGCGCCAATCTCTGCATGCTGCGGGGTGGATGATTTGAAATTAGTCACTCCCTGCCACGCCCGCCCGATTAAAATCCCTTCCCGATCAATCCCTCTACAAAGATGTGAACTGGTCCGCCTTAATCAAATCTACGGATTGATATTACTGTTTATCCATACAGTATTTATCGGAGGGGAATTTATCATGGCGAGAGAGAGCGATATACACGCGGCGTTCACTGGTGCGATAACCAAGGACGCCCGCGGCAGGCAGATTGTCACCACTGCGGCATTCCAGAAGCGACTGGATGACGTGAAACACGTGTGGACGCTGGTGGAGTGCAACCGGTGGATTCGGCGTTACCAGAACTTCTTCTTCAAGCTCGTTACCGAGGAGAGCGAGAACAAAACGTGGTCACTCCGCAACATGGGATACGTGAGGTAGCTATGGGATTTCCATCACCTGCAATGGACTACGTCGAGCGCCGCCTCGATTTGAACGATGTACTGATGCCTCACCGCAATAACATGCTGCTCATTGAGACGCCGGACGGGTTCGTTCTGGCCGATAAATCACTGAAGCCAGTGCCAGGAGATAAAGTCGCATTCCAGTTCGATGAGTATCCGCTACTGGGAAGGTTATTCAGCACTGGGATTATCACTTCGGACGGTGAGACGATCGACGGAGAGGGCATGGACGGGATTATCGTGCTGGGGAAAGTGACGGCGGAAGTGATTTCAGTTTATGAGCCTCTGCGGCCTACGATTTAGCCGTAGCACACATGTAGCACAAAAAAATACCGCAAATCACCTTAAAACCACCACCACGGCAGTTTGTGACTTGCGGTATGTCTCTGTAAAACCACGCTTCAACGCACAGCAACCTGATATGCTAAATATTCAAAGTGAAATTATGAATATGCAGGTTTAGTGAGCTGATTCCGCTGAACAAGGCACGCCTGCGTGGGATCGATTTTGGTCGTTAGTGGGTTGCCAGCATCAATGCTGTTTCCTTTGCTGAGTCTATGACCCTGTACTGGCGATAATGCAGGCGTCATTGACTATACTGCTCTTTATTACGAGCCATGCAGCAGGGAACTCACTCTTCGGCGCAGGCGATTCATCACCCATCAGCAGGACGCCAGCCCAATGCTAAAAAAAGTGATTCTGATAACGTCGTTAATCAGCTTATCTCTCCCAGCCTTTGCTGCCACGCAGTGCGGGCCGTTCTACCTTAAACCTGACAAGAGCGGCTGGTTTTCGGTGAATGGAGAACGCGCAAAAACGCAGAAAGTCACATTTGCGAAAGAGAAGGGCGATTACGACAACGCGACCGTCAAACTGCTGGTAAAAAACAGCAAAGCGCCGGGGATGGTAGATATGGAGCTGACGAACCGTGAGGGCAAAGGGCTGTTAAGAGCTGAAATCGTCCGCACCAGCCAGAGTCAGATCCGCATACGAGGTGCCTATGATTGCGAGCCGGCTAACTAGGCTCTTATTCGGCTACCCATTCGTGAGCATGTCTCAGTCCGCAAGCGGGCCTGATAAAAGCCTTTGAGTGAAGAGTGCGAAAGGTTGTCAGGCAAGGCGTTTACGCTCTGGCTGGCCTGAGAGCTTACGCGGTCTCCTCATCATTCATCCTGCATCACACCGATGGTGACGATGTCTCTGACTCGATGTTTTGCACCGCGCGATCATCGCTGAAACCGCTGTGCTGATATCTGATGCTTTTGGATCATAATAAAAGATCGCACTGGTCTGATGATGGCTGAACTTTGCAATTTCAACCCAGGCCACGGTTTCATTATCCTGCTCAAGGTTATATCGCTTCGTGCCATCCGGCAGAGGTTCACCCTGCTTCAGATAGAGTCTTTGATCCTGTGCCGCTACGTTCAGGCAGGATTCAACCTGAAAAGGATGGCCGTTGAAATAAGCGCTTTTTGTTTCCGGGTGTAATCCAACCCGTCCCATATCTGCACAGCCACCCAACAGACTTATGCTCAGGGCAATAATGATCTTTTTCATTAACTCAACCATCATGGTTATTTTTTTGATCAAAATTATCCGGATATTGATCGTCTGGCTTTTTTTAATCAAAATTCTGCGCTTAATATTGCTAGCGTTACGGACTAAATGTAACATTCTGCGCAACGCATTATGATGTAAGCAACGCACAGGAACTAAGTAGCCCGTAACAGATGGCTCATGCTGCTTGCTCGTGTTAACCGTTGTCAGGTGAATGTCAGGTAATTTATCACTCTATATCCGTTGCGCATCATATCTTTAATCTGCTTTGGGGCGGATGCCCGAAATCATTGTCTGCAGCGTTTGTTAGCCAGCTTATTATAAACAGGGAAAGTTTTACGCAGTACATTACACACACATCAGGTTCACTAAAAAACGGCTCAACAAAAGGCGTTACATCTCAGTTGCGTTACGCATGTTGAGGTGTCCTGATGAAAAATTTTTACTACTTAAGTGCCTCTGAATACTATGATTTATGACTGTTTTTTATACTACGATGAAGATATCTTGCTTGAGATGCGTCTGAACACGCTTGAGCATGTTGTTGACCGGTTTGTCATTGTGGAATCGCGCTATACTTTTACCGGTAAACGCCGGGAAAAGCTTCATTTTGATATTGAGAAGTTCGATCGTTTCCGTGATAAAATTATTTATATTGTTAACGATATTTCGCCCAGATTTTATCAGCAAGCCTTTAAATCAAATAGTTCTCTGGTTAATGCGGGAGAGACCGATCCCTGGGAAAATGAAGCCACTGCACGTAATCAGATTATGCAAGGGCTGGCCGGGGCGCAGGATGATGATATTGTTATTGTGTCAGACGTCGATGAAATCCCCCGGCCTGAGGCGATAAAAGCATTCAGCCATCAACATCTTTGCACGACGCTGCATCAGCAATATTTTAATTTTAAATTTAATGTCCGGGTATTAAATGACGACGGCACACCGCGCTGTGCCACACTGGCAAAAATGGTGACCTGTAAAACTCTGCGAGACTTTTTCAGGGGGCAACCGGAATTGCTTCGCAACGTTAAGCGTCGTGGTACACCGATACGCGAGAACTGGTTACGCTGGAAGTGGCTAAATTTACGGACTAAAACCATTAAGAATGGAGGATGGCATTTTTCCTGGGTAATGAGTGATGAACGCATCAGTGAAAAAATGTCTTCGATTTCTCATACCGAACGTAACTGTCCCGAATTCAACAATCCGGATCATATCCGGCGCTGCGTAGAGAACAATATTGATATCTGGAACCGTCCGCGAAGGATGGAGATAGTGCCGGTTACTTCAGAGCATTTTCCTGTCTGGCTGGTTGAAAATCAGCACCAGCTTGCAGATCTCATTAAATCCTGATGCTGGTTAGCGCGCCCGTCGGGCGCGCCTCTTGCACATCAGCTTGCTTTGTAAGGATCTTTTTTGTCATCCTGGCTGTCATCATTTTTGCGCGGCACTTCGCCATGATCTTTCGGCGCATCAGTGGCGGGATGATCATCTTCCTCGTAAGCATTACCAGCGTTTGGCGCGGCTTCCGGCAGGCTTTTGCTGACATCACCTTCTTTCTTACGTTCTTCATTCGTATTGTGCTTAAACATAACTCACTCCTTTTATTCGAGTCTCTTAAGTTTAGACCAGCACTGACATCCCGCATGCGCAGCGGTTTAAAGAAGAAAAAAAACCCGCCAGAGGCGGGTTAATCGGAGTTTCTCTCATACTGAACACGTCATTTTTCGATGTTTGGGTGTGTACAGCAGGTTCATGCTAACCGGGAATCCCTGATGCCGTAATGGACAAACCTGTCATGTCGCTTGCGGCAGGTCACATTCCTGTCGATAAACAGGTCGATAAATAAATTCGATTGAACTGATTAACAAAAGGCATATAGTGACCAGCGTTACCAGGAGATAGAAATTATGTTAAGAGACTATTTAAAGATTGAAGCTGAAGATCAGTTAATCGAACAACGCTCGCTGAGCCTGAAAAATCGTGGTCAGGAAGAGGTTACCGAATGGATTATTGTAAACCGCCAGGGTGTTAAAAAAGGCGGCGTAACCCTGTTCGATAAACTCAGTACCCGCCGCTCATGGCCCGTCAATTACCGCATTATGCAGACCGATCTGCAGGGTAATGTGGTGGTGGATCAACTGACCGATGCGCTGTAGTTGCCCGGCCGTTATCGCAGCCATCGTCGTACGATGAAAAGTTAACCCGCGCCCGGCGGGTTTTTTTATGGCTGGCGGTAGCGGCGCAGTTCAACCAGCGTACCAATCAGCTTCAGGCTGTCCCGGCTGGAATGCAGCTCAGGGAAGTTGATATTGACCGGTGCCAGTTCAAACTGCATGACGCCTTTTTCACTGCCGCGCTGACGCCAGGTGCGCAGCAGCACGACCTGTTGCTGCAATGCCAGCACGCAGTCACCGGGCTGAGGTGACTGCGTGGGGTCGATGATCACCACATCATTCCGCAGAATCGCGGGCGTCATCGCCTGTTCTTCCACCCGGAAGGCAAAGCTCTGCTGCGAAAACGCCATGTCGTTGTGCATCAGCAGTTCATGCCGGACGGAACCAGCCTCACTCAGCCATCGCGGCACGTCGCGTTGTGCAAGCAGTGGGATCTGGTGCAGACCACTCCAGGCGCTTTCGCTGAAAACAGGACCATCCCCATCTATCAGAAAAGCCGGTGCGCAGCCCAGCGCTTCGGCGAGCCGCAGCAGGTTCTCACCGCGCGGCAGCGTCTCCTCTTGTTCCCATTGAGAAATCGCCACATGGGACACTTTTACCTGCTGCGCCAATTGCTTCTGCGTTAACTGCAGCGATTTACGTCGGAGTCGGATGCGGTCACCCAGCGTTTCGTTTTTCATTAGCTTGACTTTTTAGTTGATAGTGACTTAAGTATACTTAAGCCTGGTATTTAAGCAATCTTAAATTTCATGCGGGGGACGTGGCTAAGCAGCACGCAGTAAGTTCCAGAGACCTTACCGTACAAAGGGGTGTGGCATGGAAAGTAGTCTGATTACCAGTATGGGTGCGTTAGTTCTGGGTGGGGGGGCAGCAGCACTGTTCTGGAAACCGTTATTGGCGGGAATTGCGTCAATCGTAACCAGTAATCGAGCCGGCGGCGAAATTATTACCAGCTACAAAGAGCAGGTGGTGTTGCTGAAAGAGAGCAACCTGCTGATACGGGAGGAGAACGATGAATTACGCGAACGACACGACAGGAATCTGCGCCGTATCTCGACACTCGAAACCGATCTTCGGTTAATCAAGAATGCGGTAGGGATTTTACTGGCAATGACCGAAACCGATCAGAACGATAAATTTCGTAATGAGATTGATCGGCTTATCTCAACTCTGGAGGATCGCAGTGATGGCCACGATTAACAGCACGAAAGCACCGATGTCATACCGGCGCAAAGTTATCCTCGGCTGCGTTTTGCTGAGCTGTTCGATGATTTGCATCCTGATGACGATCATTTTTCTCTACGTCAGTAACACCGCAAACAAGCGGATCGAGGAGATTCGGGCGGATTATCGCTTAATTGCCGCGCGGCGTGATGACAGAGTGGAGCTGCTGACCGATCAGGTCACGGCAATACAGCATAAGCTTGATGCGATACCGGATCGCGTAGCCGACAGAACAGTCACAAAAGTCAAAGAAGTCGTCACTGAGAGTGAGATGCCAGCAGTGAAACCCGGCCAGAAACCGTAACTTCCGATTATTCTTAGTGCGGCTTCGCTATTATCAACTAGTTTTAAATCTCCGGGCAACATTTTGTACCTGAATGCAGGCCCGCTGATTGGCCGGTTGATGAACCGCTAAGCCTACTCACTTTGGATAAATGACCAGAAGGAAATTTAGCATGAGCGATTCAACAGAAACCAAGACCAAAACTGAATATCTGCGTGACGTGACTTCTCAGCTAAAAGAGATGCGTCACTATGCTCAGACCAACACCGAAACCCTGTCCAGCCAGTGGCTGGCGTTTGATGCCGGTGAGTATAAAGACAAGACCAACGCCGACCGAATTGATGCGCTGCTTAATAAGCAGGGTAAGCTGCTGGAAGATCTGGATGCCGCGATTCAGGACATCGAGATTGAAATTAATCACAGTGAGCAGGAGAGCTAAATCATCTCCCGCTAACTGATGTGGTGGCCGTTAAGGGATTAATCGGCCACCAGCCACATTTCCGCTTCGTCGAACATCTCTTCAACAATCCGCGCAACCGTCGCTTTATCGTTCTTACTCAAATCAGTATCAATCGCGTTACGTTCCATCGGCTTAACCTTGACTTCAATGTCAGGAAACACCCGATGCACCCGCTTTTCCAGCTCCTCACGAATCATCTCGCGAGCACCCGGTAAACCGGCAACGTTGCGCTTGTCATAAATCAACTCAACAAACATGATGGCAATCCATTCAGGGCAAAATCGCTGACATATAATACTGTAAATAAAAACAGTAGCAAGGTAGCGTGCCCGATTCCGCGTAAATTTTTATGTCGCATAAACCTCAATCTTCGACTAGCAATATGCGCGCGCATCACGACATAATGACGACTTACTTTTCGGGAGGTCCGCGATGCGACAACTGGTAATTGATATTCTGCTAAAACTGGCAAAGATGGACGTCGATGCAAAAGAGTTGACGGCGCAACTTGAAGCGCAGTCCCTGCTGGTTGCAGCGCTGCTGGTGCAGGCGAAACAGGATAACTCGCTGACTATTTCAGAAACGGTGCAGGATGCCATTCTTACCGCGTCGAAATCTTCGACCGGGTTTCTGCAGTCTGATGTGGACCTGTTGCTGACGCATATTAATCGTCTGCTGGCGGTAGCAAGTTATGTTGAAGTAAAGGGAAAAGCGACGGAAGGTGAGGGGTAG